CATTAACAATAAATTTTTCCTAATATTTTTAAAAAAATATGGTTGTGGATGAATATTAACTTCTCTAATTCCTTTTCCCTTAAAATTTTGGTATGCCCAATTGGCATCAACTCCAAGTTTTACCAAATCATCAACTTCAACATATTTACCAGTTCCAAATTCTACATAAGCAGCATATTCTGTATCAGCAACTACTGCCACCTCATTTGGACTTGTTCTTTCACTTCTAATAGATTGCTTTAACGTACCACCAAATACTTTAGCAACCGGTACATCATCAACCATATCACTAACTGCAAGTAAAGCAGTAGCACCTAATTCATTTGACAATTCTTGACTTGAAAATTTCTTTAAAGAATCAAGTGTTTTATTCAATTTCTTTAAATCAATATCATCAATATTTATTCCAGATTTAGCCATCTATTTTAGTTGCATTTATTTTCTGCCACCACATTTCAACCTCTTGGAAAATATTATTAATACGATATTCTGTTGGATCATCATCAATTGAAAATACATCATTGATTTGTAATAATTCAGCAGTTTTTCTACGCATTATAATTTCAACATCAGTTGTATGAATTCGCTTCCCACTTTTAGCATCAATATAACCAGTCAATTGTTTATAACTACACCAATAAATTCCAACTACTGATTTAGTAGATGTCCAACCACCAAATCCATCAGGACTTAATGTTAATCGTTGAACTGTCATTCTGTATTTCAATATGGAAGAATCGTATGCCATTAAATGAAAGGTGCTTTATAAATATCTAAAATTTTTGTGGAGGCTGATGGTACTAAATTTGAAACATTTGATCCTATTACAAAATCAGCACGATTATCATAATAAGTTGATACCATCATCAATAATGCTTGTTTTAATAAACCATCATTCATTCCAGTAGTGATATAATTTACCAAAATATCTGTATAAGGACCGGTTATATCAATCATTTTATCTCCTAATCCATATTCTACAAATGCTTTATTTACTCCTTTTGCAGTAACAGAAACAACTTCATCAACCGGACCAAAAGGAATATCAATCACTCCAGTTTCAGTATAATCAAGATAATAAGTTCTGTCTTTTGGAACAATATCTCTTGATAAATACCCTTCAGCATATATCCTTGCAGATTCAATCATTATGCCAATTAAAACATCATCAGCATTTGTATCAATTCTTGCAAAATTTTTAACATCAGAAACAGAAATAATTTCAGCACCTAATGTATCATTAATTTGTATTTGTCGCATCTTATTTGCGTTTTTTATACACTTTCTTTTCTTCCTTTGTTTCTAATTCTGCTTCTTCTTCAATTGAATCAATTGTTTCAACTTCTTCAACAACTTCTTGTTTAAGAGATTGAGCAAAACCTTTATTTAAATAATGTCTTTCAACATCTTTATTAACATCAACAATTTGACCTGCTTTATGGTAGGTTCTACCATCAAAAACAGTCTTTAACATTTTTAGTTTCATTTTGGTTGAATTAATTTTTAACAAATATAAAAGAAAAAGACACCCATTATTGAGTGCCTTTTCTCTTTTTTCACAAACCTAATAATTACACAGTAATTGCAGCAATGTCTGTAGAGAAATCTCCAGCCACAAATGCATTTGGTAAATAGTTTGATAATGCGATTCTTTCTTGTAAACGAACTGTTACAAAACCATCACGCACGTTAGTTCCATCCTCGCGGAAAAATTCTAATGATAAATTCTCACGAATCCATAATTGAGTTCCCATTGCAAAGTTACCTACTAAATAAGAACCAGCTGCAACTGCAGTATTAATAACTACTGGAATACCCAAGAATGATGGTTGTAATCCTTGATATACCTGATCTTTCAAGTACTCATTAGTTGTAGATTTCAATAATAAGATTTTATTGAAGTCTGTAGGATTAACCATAATGTAATTTGGTGTGTAATAGTTAGATTGTAACTGATTGATAGCTACAGTCAACACATCAAACTCATTAGCAGCAGTTACTGCACCTGCAAAAGCACCAGCAGCAAAAGAAGCAGCTTCTGTGATGATACCACTCAAGTTAGGAGAAGTACCGTTACCTGATAGGATTTGAGTATCTTCAACCATCAATAATTTCTCTGGCGCACGAGCAGCCAAATAAGAAGTTAATTGAGGAGTATCAGCCAACATTTCTTCAGAGATACGGAAATAAGTACCAATCTTTCTTACGTTAGCATCGTATGCAGTCAAATCGAAATCTGATTCAGCAAATGTTGCACCTTCAGCAGTTGGAGCAGCACCATTATCATAAGCAGATTCTTTAACAAAACGAACAACATCAGAAGTAGTTGAACCTTGAGGAATCAATTGTCTAACGTGAACTGGTCTTGTTGGATCATACTTAATACCCGGAACGTATTGTGCAGGAATAACCTCTCCTGTAAAGTTAGCAGTAGTAGTCATATCTGAAGCCTTAACCTCAAAACGAGCAGAACGAGAAGTTCCATTCAATAAACCTTCTAAAGCACCTTTCTTAATACCTTCTTCTAAAGAAGCTTTGAAAGACTTTGGAGTAGCACCACTTAAAGTTTTCTTTAAGTTAATTTCAGCAGAATCAATACGAGAATGAATCTCATTGAATTTAGCTTCTAAATTCTTAACCTCATTCTTTAATAATTCATCAGCTTTGCCATATGCATTGCTTTCAGCTTGTTTTGAAGCTTTTTCTACTCTCTCATCAATTTGAGCAGAGATAGCATCTAATTGTGTTTTAATTTCTAAATCCATTTCTAAATTATTTTTTTAAACTTTGTAACAAATATGAATAAATTTCTGAAACATCAGCTTTAACATTTACCTCCGGCTTTGTGGATTTCTCTTCCGGCAAAGTGGTCAAATTGATAAATACTTGCTTTAGCTTCATTAATTCGCTTTCAATAGCATATCCTAAATCATCTGAAATATTCTCTTTCTTCAATAAACGATTCAACTGATCAAATCGTTTAGTAACTAAATCTTGGCTAATTTCTCCTTTAGCATCCGTAATTAATGCCATTGGATTAGCTGCCATTGTTACACAAGAAATTTCATATAATTTAACTTCTTTTAATTCTCTAACACCATCGTTTCTATAAGATTTAACGATTGGAACAATACCTACTGAATTTTGGTCAATTACACCAGTTTTCATTAACAATAATACATCTTCTCCTAATCTTGTTTTAGGCACTTCTGCCACAAACTTTAATCCATAAGAATCTTCTGTTAATTCGGTAAATTTACCAATTGGCTGATCAATACGATGTTGATTGCAATACCTAACACGAGATCCATTCTCTAAAAGTGTTTTAGTATAAGCACCACCTAAAATAATATCATTATCTGAATCAATATTTCCGAAAACCGAACCATAGCCAGATACAATGCCATTTTCTTCATCGATGTCCTCTAATCCAATAGATGTTTGTTTAAATATCATCTCTAAATCTTTTTGTCAAAATTAAAAATTAAATAAATCAATTTTACAAATGTAAATTTTAATCTTTTAAAGTTTCATTTACAATTGTGGATGCAATTACCTGATTTGCTATTTCTGCAGTTATTGCTCTTCCAATATTAGCACCTTGTAATCCATATCCAATACCAATTATTTCTCCAATAGCTTGTGCATTAGGTTTTGGTAATGGAACTGATTTACATCTACAATTAATGTTATTTGATGCTATTGATCCACTACCCGGAAATGCCATTTTTTCTCCACCAACTTCAAAGCTTCCATTAAATTCAACAGTTTGTCCATTGGCTGATTGATGTGCTGGTCTTTCTTTGCCATCTAATCTTGTACTCCATTTCTTTACCATTTGATCAGCACCAAAAATATCATTGGCACTTCTTAATGTAGCATAATTAGATGCAGATGCCATTTCTGTTCTAACAACCCTTTTAGCTTGGTAATCAGAATATCTTTTAAATTGACTACGCATAATCCTTGCTTTTTCTTCATTGCCTTTACGCATAAAGTCCGGATCACGCATCAATTTAGAACAAATAGCAATTAATGTATTTTTTGCAGTTCCTGATACTAATGTTACTCTTCGAGCAGCCACTTGACCACCAAAGAATGCAAATGCTTGTTTCCAAATACTTCCCTGCACATCTAAATCTAATTGTTTTTGAACAAATTTTTTAAAGTTCTTTGCATACCAAGTTGCAAAAGTCATTCCAACTTGTGTGTAAAGTTCTTTATATAATCTTTCCCAATCATTTAGTTTAAAAAATGCTTGTACATCTCCACTATTTAAAGATCCTTGCTGAATAAACATTTTAATTCCTTTTTCATATTCACTTTGATAATAGGAATAAAATAATTTAGCTTGTTTTTTTTCTTCTTTATCTAATAATCTATCAAAAGATTTATTGAAATTTTCTTCAGCAGATTTAATTTCCTTCTCTTGCTCATACAATGAATTACATACTGCAATGCGTTGCTCAATTGTTTCAAAATCATTTCTAACATTGAAGTCAATCACGCATCTTGCAACAAAATCAGTTCTTGATTCGCTTGATGTAGGATTTGGTAATGGCATTTTTATTTTTGTTCAAAATTCCAATCAATATCTAATCCTTTAGGATTTTCTAATGCATCCATTGAAATTTGTTGTGGTGCAAGTGAAGTTGGTATGAAGTAATCATTCATAAATTGATTTGATTCATCTCTACCATAATTCATTGCTTCTCTTTTCTCATTAGGAGTAATCCACCACGCATTAGCCATTTGGTTAACTAACTTGTCGACCTCTTCTTGTAATTCACTTATGCAAGTAAAATCAAAATCAAAATAATATTCAGTTCCAAATTTAGGAATAAACCATCTATTCAATTCATCACGAATCTTAATAAGTTCAGGAATTACTGCATTTTGATACATTGCTTTTTTAGCCTCCTTCATATTGTTATATGTTGAAGAATCTGTATTATTTAGCAATTGTACCGGAATATTGTAAACATTACATAAATCTTTAATTGTCGCATTATATTGCTCAATTAATGACAAATCTGATGCATTTAAACCAAAGTTAACCCAAGATAAATCCTTTGGTGTAATGATTATATCTCCAGCATTATTTGAACCTTGATAATTCTTTCTGAATTTATCTTTTAAAGCTTGACCTTGAACTTCTGTTAAAGTTCCATCTTTGGAAACAAGCATACCTCTTGCAGTTTGATTTTGCAAGTACTTCATTCCAGTAGTTGTAGCTTCATTATTGGCTGATAAAACTCTCAAACCTGCTCTTAATGGAGATTGACCATATAAATTTGATCCGGCACTATTATAATCAGGATTGAAATCTTTGATATGACAAATGTATTCTGGATCAATATAAACTTCTGAATTATACATTATTTTGTAGGATGCAACTGGTTGATTAATTCCATCAGAAATAATTTCAACTAATTGACTTGGCAAAACATATAATTCTTTAAACTTATTTTGATTGGGACCGGATTCAGGAGTAATTCCATAGATATATCTATTACCAGTCAATAATCCAAATGCCATTGCTTCAGTTAAAAACGCACTAAATGATTGGCTTGGATTAGGTCTTTTTAATATTGCCTCAATTTCGGAATTCTCAATCATTTCAAATGCAGATTTTTTTAATACATTAGCATTTGCAATTGCAGTTCCATCTATATGTCCACTCATTAATGATTTGTACTTCTTTGCTGAAGTAGCATCTTTTACCCGATATATCTCGAATGGAACTGTTGTTGCAGCTTTCGTAATCAAGTTAATGATTGAATAAACTGTACTATTCCTTTGATAACCTTGAGTAATATAAGTAAAATCATTTTCATCCTGCATAATAACAGAAGTACCCAACCAAGTGTAGAGTAATTTATTATATGAAGGATCAGTTCCAGTAGATAATGATTTGACAATGGATTGCTTTATCCTATCAATTAATGATGCCATATTTTATAGACAATAAAATTTTTCCAAAAATAATGATTTAAATAACAAAAAATTCATTTCTGTTTTTATACTTTGTATAAACACTATATCTAAACCCATCTATTAAGTGATTATGTTTATCAATAGGTTTATTAATAATTGTGCCATCTTTTAATTGTTCCCAAAAATAAAACCTATACTCACGTTCCAAGTTAGTACTTTCTTTAGAAACAATGATTTCAAATTCTTTTAAAAAAGAAATACCAGCATTAATACTTCCTTGACCTTTAATAGCCTCAATTGCAAGAATACCCATTTGTCTTAATTCTTCAAGAGATTTTGGCTCTGCTGAATCACAATAAACCAATGAATCTAATGCTTTAATCTCTTTGAAAAATGAAGCAATATCTCTATTAGTCATTCCTTTTCGGTAACATACTTCGTGGACATATATTTTATCATTAATTTTACCAACCTGAACTATTGCAGTTGGATCTTGGCTAAAACCAAAATCAAGACCATAAAATATTTCATCAAATTCAGGGAATTCTGCTTTAGGAATAAATTTCCAATTATTAAATATTTGGCGATCGCTAAACATTGCTCTTTGTCCTTCGCCAAAAACTCTCCAATAATCAAGATCTCTTTCTCTTAATCGTTCAATCTCATTAATTAAATCAATAGGAAGGAACTTATTATCTCGATATGTTGTTATCCAGGTATCACAATCATCACGAGTAATTACTTCATCATAAATCCAATGGACTGGATCTGATGGATTAAAATCGCAAATCATTTCATCAGTAGTACGCATTAGAAGTTGCCTAAAATCTTCAAAATCTAATTCATTAACCTCATTACAATAACAAATATTTCTTTTTCTACCACGAATCTTTTGTGGCTCATCAACTGACAAAAATTCAATTAAATGATTATTAAATGAAATAGTATTTTCTGCTTTGTTATGGTTAATTAAATGTAATATCCCAATGTTATCAAATATTTCAAGCAAATCACGTTGTACTGATCCCTTTAAAGCTGGTAAAGTTTTACGAACAATTGATATGGTTAATGGACTTGATGATGAAGTTATTTTATAAATAAGGTATTGACAAATGGCATAAGTTTTACCAGAATTATGAGATATAATATTAGATTCAGAAACCAAGAAATTATGATAATCTTCTATTTCAATGTCATAAACTGGCTGATTAGATTCAATAATTTTTACAGATCTTATTATTGGTAAATCTAAAGCAAATGCTTCCAAGTTCTTTTCTGAACAATATCTTTTATGAGGCTTATGCTTACTCCATAAATCTCGGCTATATCTTTTTTCTGAATTACATAAGGTTTGTACATTTTTCGAATCTCCATAACTTGTTGATCCGTTAATTTTGCCATTCCATTCTTTGAACCTTTGTTGAAAGTTTGTCTGCCTTGTTTCATCATATGATCCATATTTTCTCGATGAGTAACCCACTCCAGATTTACTGCTCGATTGTCCGAACGATTGTTGTTGATATGATTTACTTGTGGCTTGTTCTCTAAATTTATAATAAAGCATTGAGCCACTAATCTGTGAATCTTTATTGTTGAATATCTGCCATTTATTAAAATCATTGTTCGATAATAACCGTTTGCATCTTTTGCTGGTTTCATTATACGATGCTGATTTGAATTTTTGTAATTCAATGTTTTTATTCTTCCAAGACTTGAAATTTGATATCTTCCCTTTGTATTTGGAATTTCTTTCCATAACTCTTTTGGCAATATCAATTGCTCTTGAGTATCCATTTTTTGTAAACCATCTATGATCATAAGTACAAGTTAATTTTGAACCATTAATAAGTTCAAATATAATAAGTTTTCTACAAAGTTGTTCATCTGTGTATAAAAACTTATCAATAACTTTTTTTAATACCAATTTTCCATCATCACTTTTACAAAAAACTTCTTGTCCAATTTGAATATCTTTTATTGGAATATAGGAATTTTCAGTTCTAACTAAAGAACTTCCAATAAGGCATCTACTGCCACCTTGATGTACTTTGATACGTTTATTTGAATGTAATGTTTGAAAGAATTGAATATTACATTCTTGTTTTATTCGTTTTCTTTCGCTGGTGTCCATTCTAATATGGCTGATTCAATGCCGGTTTCGTGTTTTATTTCTGTTCTTTCAACATAACCTCTGTTTTTACCTTTGGTTTTTAGGTAAAATATAGTTGCAGTAGTATTGCCATCTTTGATTTGTTGATGCAATTTTGATTCTGCAAAATCAAGCACAAGATCATCAAGTTCTCGTACTTTGGCACTATAATCTGGATCAACTTTCATCCAATAGTAATGAGTTGTTCTTTCAATATCAGCCATTTTAGATGCAGTTGTTACTACTCCAAGAGTTTTCTCCAATGCTTGTAACATTGCCTTTTGCTTTGCCTTATGTTTTACACTTGCCATATCTCTCCGTTTCTTTTAATTACTAAACTTGAATCTAACTTATGCATTCTGTCAACTATTACTTGGCAATATTTAGGATCAAGTTCCATTCCATAACATTTGCGTTTAAGTTGATGTGAAGCAACCATTGTTGTTCCTCCACCTAAATATAAATCAATAACTAAATCCTTTTCTTTTCCCCATCTTTTAAAAAACCAATTGGCTAATTCAATAGGCTTTTGAGTTGGATGCACTCTTCCTTTTGTATCTTGTGAAGGCATTCCAAAAATACCAGCCCATTTAATTCTTGCAATATCTCTTTTATGCTTATTTTTTGACCAACATAATTCGAATGTGCTTCCATACATTTTATCAGAACTTTTATCTTCTTCAATATCATCATTTCCATTTGCCCTTTTATCCCATACTACCCAAGAACCATCATTTTTATTAGGTATTAATTCAGCAAAATAATCAGCTCCCCAAATAAAAATTTCTTTTATATCAGAAAAATGACTAAAAATTGTATTGATTAATTCATCAGTAAAATCTTCATGGTCACCTTTAATGTTATCATATTTTTTACCACCAATCCCTCCTTTAAATATATCTGATTTCATCCCACTATAATCAGCATCTAATTTCATTCCATATGGCGGATCGGTAAATACCATATCAGCTTTTTCCCCATTCATTAATTTTGCAACCTGATCTGAATCGGTACTATCCCCGCACAACAATCTATGCTCTCCAATCTCAATTAAATCGCCTAATACAATATCCGTTTCAATTTGCTCATTAACTTCAAAATCATCCTCTTTTGCTTCGCCAAGATCTTCAATGTTAATGCTTGGAATTTCTAATCCCCAATCATTTAATTTTTCAACATCCCATTCATTAGCTAAAGAATCCCAATCCCATTCTCCAAATCCAACATTGTCTTTAATGATAAATTCATTTTGTTGTTCTGGTGTAAGTTCAGAAGCCATAATGTATGGAACTTCTTTTAATCCAGCCTCCACACAGGCTCTAAACCTCATATTACCTCCAAGAATAACAAAATCCTCATTTACTACTATTGGTCTTAACTCAAGCATCTGAGGCAATTCTTTTATAGATTTAACTAACTTTTTAAACTTATCATCTTTGATAAATCTTGGATTTTTATCGTTTAAAAATAATTTCTTGGTTGATATATATTTTATTTCCATTTTTTATGATTTAAATAATCTTGCCTCAGCATCAGTATTCTCACGAATCTTTTCTATTTCATCCATATTATTGTCATAATGGATTCCAATTCCTAATCGTTTGACTGTTTCCCATTTCCAGCTTCCATTAGTAAAAAAAACCATTGTATGTGGAATTCCTAATTTATCAGCTACTGCATAAACTTCTTTTGAAGCACTTCTTTGTCTTCTGGTAATGATGTAAACTTGTTTACCTTCCTCAATAAATCTTGAAGCTAATGCTTGACCTTTTTCGGTTGATAAAGTATCATCAAAATCAAATGAAATCTTATTTTTGTCTGCCATCTCTTTTACGTTGTTGTATAATCAAATAAGTAAATATTCCAATGAATGTTATTTCTAAACATCCAACTACTATTGCCTCAATGATTAAAATATCCATTAGTCTTTTCCAATTACAAGTTCAAAGATGATCCAAGAAAAAACCACAATATCATTCCTATTTTTTTTGGGAAGATTAATACGAATAGATGGTAATATTTCTAACGTATGCGATGTCTTTT